AGTGCTGCATAATCATCATTTGACATATTAGTTGAAAAATTAACTGTGTAATCACCAGTTCCATTATCAGTAATTGAAGAAACATTAAAATCATCTCTGATTGAAACTGTACCTTCTCCATCAAAATTGACCCATATTTTTGCTCTACCTTCTGCAATTTGTTGCGGTGTTGAACTATGAGCAGCAGCGGTATTTTGAATTGTATTAACTTTAAGTGTTGACATTATGCTGCGATCTCCGTAATTACAAAAGTCATGGGATAAACTGAACCACCACCAGTTGATAATGTTGATACAAAAAACTGTGCTGATGCTCCTTCTGTTCCATATCTTATGGTGTATTGTCTAAGGTTTGTATTACTTGCTGGTGTAACTATTCTCATGTTCAAAGCATCATTGTCGTTTGCATCATTTGGGCCGTTTCTGTTTGTCCAATGACATCTAACTCTTGAGCCTACGGCTGGGGGTAAACTAACACCACCACCATTAGTGTTGTCATAAAAAAGACAATATTGTAAATTTGTGGAGTTTGGAAAAACAAAAGGTGCATAAAACTCCATTAACAAATTACTGTCAGCAGCTTTTGGTGTGAAATCTATTCTTAAATTTGAATTTAACTCGCCAATCGCACCGCCCTTTGCCAACTGTGAAGATGATGTTAAATACTTAAACTGTCTTTGAAGAGTAGTTCCCGATCTATCAGAAGTAATAATCTGACCAGATTCATCATTTGGCAAGGTGATTGTTTTGTCAGATGAGGGATTGGAACTTGGTGCTGATATTGAAACAGAATTACCACCAGAATGTTTTAATTTAATTGAACTCATGCAGCCTCCAATGCAGCAACTTTTGTTTCTAATGTCTCTATCTTACCTATTGCCTCTTGTAGTGCAGCAGTAAGTAAAGGAACTAATTTACTTGGGTCTATTCCTTGTGGCTCTATTGAACCATCTTCCTTTACTGCATCTTTTTCTCCTGTAACAGCGATTGGAACTATAGAAGAAACTTCATGTGCAAAAAATCCATCTACTTTTACACTAGGATCTTTTTTAAAATTAAATTGATATGGTTTTAATTGCTTTAATCTTGTTATTCCATCAGATATTGCAACTTCATTTTCTTTTAATCTGTAATCAGAAGAAGTATTATATGAAGTAACTGTTGTACCAATAACAATAGAACCTTCTTGAGTTCTATCATTTCCAACAAATGAGAATGCTGTTCCACTAAATCCTGAAAGTCCTCCTCTTGCGTGTCTTAAAACTACAGCACTAGCAGTTCCAGTATTGCTTAAATCTATATTTAATACTGGTTCACTTGCACTTGTAAAAAATCTAAATTTTTCATTAAAAATTGATGCATCAGTAGTTCCAAATCTTATATCACCAGATGAATCAAAGTATGCTCTAGTTGTTCCACCTGTATTTATATTAACAATGTCAGTTCCAAAACTTATTCCTGTATTGCTGTCTGCACCTTGTAATGCTGGTGCGGAAGCTGATCCGTTAATTCCAGAAATACCAGTTGTGCCGTTGAGTACTAAAGCCATAACTATAAGATAACAAGGATTGCACCGCTTGGCACGGTAATTGTCACGCCATTGTTAATTGTTGGACTAACAGAATGTGCGTGTTTATTAGCAGAAATTTCATAGTTTTGAGTAACAGTTTGATCGTTCTCAAATACCCATTGATCGTTTCCACCGCCAGTTGCACCCGCTCCACCAGCAACTGCTGTGAAAATACTACCATTAAATATCTCAGCTTCAGTTGTAGTTGAATTAAATCTTATATCACCAGCATTAGGACTTGTTGGCCTCTGGGCTGTTGTGCCAACTGGTAATCTTAATGCTGATGTGTAATTATTAATTATTGGACCAGTAAATGTTGCACCACCTAAGTCAGCATGACCAAAATTTTCCTGACTTATATTTCCTAAAGTTACATAAGCATTGTTAGCACCGTTTCTTATACGAAGAAGATTTGTAGATGTGTCAATATGAGGTTGAAAAGCTGTATTTATTGAAGGATCGCCAGAACCACTATTTAAAGAGTTTATTGCTGCTGTTATTTGATTTAATTTTGTGCGAACTTGTGCTCCTGTGCCATTATCTATGACATAACCACTACCGCCTGTTGTATCTGTTCTTGCCATTAATTAAACACCTTTCCCAAATCCTACCGCAGAAAAGTTAAAATTTCTATTAATGCTCGAATTAGATGAATCTTTGAAATGTACAGAAAACCCAGTTGATGAAATATTTGTCACTTGAAAATAATCACCACTAGTTATATTATCTGTTGCAGTAATTCCTATTGAAGGCAAATTACTATTTGCCCCTAATAAAGCAGAAGTTCCCGTGAAAAATGGGCTTGAAAATGTTATGTTTTTAACTCCAGACCCTGATGCAATAGCTGTTGCACTTTGCTCTGTTCTTCTTTGGAATGTAGCAGTATAACCTAACTCAGAAACTTTAATATTTTGTGCTGGATCAGTTGTGCTTAAAATCACTTTGAATTTAAAACCTCTTCCCTTATATGTACCATTTACAAATGTTTGAAAAGCTGTAAATGTTGGTGAACTAGAGGGATTATCTTGAGTCACTGCTACAAGCATTTCGCAATTTGTTGCTGTAGCTTGCCCACCGTCAAAATCTGTCCAAGTATCTATTAATGCTGTTCTTGAATCAAATAAACTGCCAGAATAAAAACTTTCAGTTTGAATATGTCTTTTTAAATCTAAACTAAATACACCACCTAAATCTAAAACTTCATTGAAAGCATATTCTCCTGTGGCATTTGTAGAAGGGTCTGTAAGTTTTAATGAATTAACAGAAGAATCAAAAGTAATATTAGTTTTTGTACCTTGAAATTTTGGTGAATCATTATCTTCTCGTCTTGTTTGTGCTATTAATGCACCTAAAGGATCTGGTAAATCTATAATTATTGAAGCTGAACTTGTACTTAATCTTCCACCGTCATCAACAAAACGAACTAAATATTCTCCTTCAATATATGGGACAGTAATTTGTGTGCTGTTTCCAGGTAATTTATCTATATCAGTAGCATTTTGAAATGTACCAGATCCATCAGTTTTAGGACTATGACGTATTCTACAAAAACCTCCATGAAGTACATCTGTTTCTGTACTTTGATCCCATCTTAATCTTATTAATTTTGTATTTATAGGTTCTATTCTTAAATTTTGTACGTTTCCTGGTACTGCCGTTTTACCTGATGCTGTAAAACTTAAAATAGAAGGATTAACAGATACTTCTCCAATAGGATTTAAACTAAAAACTCTTGCTTCGTAAGTTCCTACATTACTATTTAAGATATCAAAATCAGTGCTTTGAATATCAAAAACTTGTGAATTACCATTATTGTATCTATAAACTATCCTGTATTGATTTACACCTTTAACAGGTTGCCAAGAAAAAGTTAACTTACTTACTGCTTTATTATTTATAACAATAATCTGTTCTTGTGCAGACAATCCAGAAGGTGATGGTTTTAACTCATTTAAAACAGATATGGTTCTTTGAGTTAAAGCACTGCCATCTTCTATAAAATTATATTTACTTGAATTATGAGTTAATGCTGTAACCGTATACTGAAAATTATCATTTTCTTGGATAGATACCACTCTCCATGTTGTAGGTTGTATTGTATTATTTTCTAAAACCCAGACAGAATTTGCCTGTGGTGCTTGGCTAAATGCTGATGTAACACTAATAGTACTACCATTAATACTTGATATATTTTTAGTCTCTAAAGTACCATCTGGCAAAATAACAGACAACTTAGGACTATTTGTAGCATCTAAATCCGTATTGGAAACGTCATCTACTTCAACTGCTGTTGTAGATGCAGAATGTATAAGACCACCTCTTCTTAGACCAGCTTTAACAGGATCACTTATCTGTATAACTTGTCCAGGTCTGATTAAAACACCAGCTTCTGCTGTGCAAGTAAAAGTACAAGTTTCTGTAGCATTTTGCTCATTATATAAAAACCATCGACCTAATCTTCTTGCTTGCCCACGAGAAGTACAGGCAAATGCTGTTACATTTTTAACAACACTTCCTAGCTTTGTTATGTTCGCACTAGTATCTTCAACAGTTTCAAAATCTATTGTTTGTGAATCCATGTCAAAATATGCAACATTAAAAATAGTATGTCTTGTTTTTTGACTTGAACCAGAATATGTAAATCCACCTTCTATTACATTCGCAAGAGTAAATTGATAAGTTGGATCTGACGGTCTATCTTGTGAAATGGTTATAGAACCAGAAGAATAGAATGGCATCACATTCATTGTGGTGCATAAATCATTTATGAGATCAAAAGCTTCAGACGAATTATTTAAATTTACATTACAACTAAAACGTGGCTCTAATCCACCAAGACCATTACTAATTTTTTCATTGTTATAAACAGAAGCAGAATAAAAAGCAAACTGATCGATAGAAGTTTCAGAAATAGAAGCACCATATCTTGTATTTGTTAAAAGATCATATAAAATCCATGCTGGATCGCTTGTCCATTCTTTATTTGTTTTAAAAGTACCGTTAAAAGTACCACTGTAAGTAATACTTCCGTCACTAATATCTACTGTTGCATTATGTGGAATTTTAACTTTTATACCTCTTATTAAAAATTTTCTTGAAGGTATTGTTGGTGCTATTGAAGAATCAAACCTTAATCTTGTATGTGCAACATCTAAATATCTATTTTTTTGACGAGTTATTTCAGTAAAAGAAGTAAATTGAAAATCGTCTATAACCAATGGATTTGTTGAATCAAATTTTCCTCTAATAACCTTTATCTGTATAGGAAATACAACATTATTTGGTAAATTTACAATATAATCTCTAAAATATGCGTCATTTGATTTTCCTATCACTGTATCTGCTATTTCTGTGGTTGTAGTGCCATTTCCTTGAATAAGTTGCACATCAACATCAACAAGTTCACCATCAATATCACCATTATCTTGAATATGCTTTAAAGCTGGAAAACCAACTGTAACTCTTACAGCATCAATAGTGTCATTAGTAATTGTTACGACAACAGGATTAAAAAAAGTAACATTTGTACCTACCGCTGTTTCTGTTTCGATTGTGGTAACTCCACCAAGTGCAGATTGATTATTAGTTCCATATCTTGCGTCAAAATCTACATTTTTATAATTAAGCCTATCAAAATCAGGTTTATTATTATTGTCTGGTGCTGTTTGTTGATGAATTTGTGTGTCATCTAAATAAACGTCTTTCAAAAAAGCATTTACATATCGCTGTGAAGATTTATTTGTAATACCAGCTTTTGAGGCAGTAGCAGAGCCTTCAATTTCACCTTCAGATAAAACATCTATAATATTTGAAAATTGCTTACTAGAAAGTGTCTTATCAAAGTCAGTATGATTTTTTCCTATAAAACCTGTATTTGTTTGATAACCACTCCATCCGCTACCTATATAAGTTCGTTGTACTCTAATCATAATTAATTGCTTGTAATTGCTCTTACGTTTGTTTGCTGATCTGTATCAACACCGTTACTTACAAGAACACTTCCAACAAAAATTTCACCGTAAACAACAGGTAATGTAACACCAGCCCTAGATACATTAGTAATGCCACTAAAATTATAATTACTGTCCTCTAAGGTTGCATCACTTCTATTTATACCAGTTGATTGTGAAGATGTTGAATATGTTATTTGCTGTGTTGGGGTAAGCATTTTTGTAACACCACCAATGACCATACTAGTACCAATAGAAGTTAAAGCACCACCAATAGCAGCACCAACGGTAAGTTTCCCTATTAAAGTTGCACCTAAAAAACCTGAAGTAGCACCTGCAATAGCACCACCGCCAACTATAGCTCCAACTCCAAGAACTATAGGAACTGATCCTGTTGCAATTGGAATTATTTGTATTACACCACTGCTTTTTAAACTAAGCTCTTCTTCTTTATTTATTTCATTACCATTCATCTTTATTTTATAATATTGAAAACTCATATATTTTTCTAAATCTGGAAAATTAGCCCTTAAAAATCTAAATGCTTCTACTGGACTATTTACAGCAGCTTCAAAATATGAACAACCTAAATCTTGTCTTAATTTACCATAAACTTTAATTTTATTAAGCTTCATAACGGTAAACTCCTCTAAGAGATTGCTGATACCTTAAATCAAAAGGTTCTCTACAGCTTAATCCTTTTATATTATGATTTAATATCATCATATCGCCAATGTAAACAGCTACATGGTCTAAATTTTTTGTAATAGATTCAAATAATAAAACATCTCCAATTTGTATATCATTATTTGTTGGTTGTTTTTTAAATCCCCCTAAAGGTAAAGCTTTTTCAAATTCTGGATTTTTTATAAAATCTTTAATTGTTTTTGGTCTTTTCCATTCCATTAATTTTATATTTTTTGTTTCTAAGTACCAATCACTTACAATCGACCAACAATCATGTTTTCCCCAAATAAAACCTCTACCAATTAAAGAAGGTGGTTTATAACCACTAGGTTTAAAATGTGACCAATCATTATCTTCAATACTATAGATGTAATAAGGAACATTTAAAAATTCACAACTTGCTTTATCATTTTCACTTGGTGTAGATGCACCGATAGGATGTGAATGAAATATTCCTATAATTTCTCCTGTATCTTCACACTCAGCCCAATCATCAGGATCAACAATAAAATATTCAAATTTACTTTCTGCTAAATTTTTACAAGGCCAAAATGTTTCTTTACCTTTTATAATCGCTACCAAACCACAAGATTCATCAGGTGCTATTTCTTTTGCATATTTAATTGCGTGATCTTTCCAATTCATATTATTTTAAAAGAATGTACCAACACCAGGAAATAACTTTCGTGTTACCTGTCTACGAGGTAATCTTAAATTTATTAAATCCATTTCAGAAACAAGTTCAAAAGAAACTAACTCTCTATTTTCTGTAATTTTACGATCTAAAAAATAAATTTCTCGTGGGAATTCATCTGAACTTGGCGTTCCGTAGGGATTAGTGCCACTTGTAAAATTAGCATTATCTAAAAACTTGGCTAATGTAACTATTCTTGTAAATTTACTACCATTTAAATCATTTCCAGGAGTTACTGTATTTACTTGTATCATTAAAGCTGTAATTGTTGATAATATATTGCTTACAGTGAAAGTAGGTCTTGGAATTTGACCCGTTCCAGTGTATTGAAATCCTTCTGCTTGTACAGGAAATTTTGTATATTGATCACCTTGCCAAATAATATCTGAATTAGAATCATTTACACCTGCATGAAATCTAAAAATATTATTATTGCCGTGTAATGCACTATCTAGTTGTATAGTAAAAAGTTCAATATGAGAACTTGGATTTAATTTTTGTAACTCTGATACTGGTATTGCCATTATGGTTCAAAAACTTGTCTAAATTTTGCACTAATAGTAGCTCTATTTAAATAAGGAATTGTTTTTGTCCAAGAATCACATACATATTTAGTAGCAGAACTATCGCCTGGCGGTACAAAATCAAAACTAGCATTGTCTGCTGTTCTGGCATCTAAAAAGGTTTCTATCTGATCTGCAACAGTTTCACTGACTTCAAATTTTAAATCGTACACTTTAGGGTCTTGGTTTGTAGGCAAGCCTAGAGTTGTACGATGTTCATAACCATCACCCATTTTAGCAATAATTTTTTTAGGCTTACTGCTTTTTCTAACACCATAGGTAGGAGTAAAACTAAAAGTTGCCATTAACTTAATAATCCCCCTGGTCTTTTTTGTTTTATTAACTCAGATTGTATAGCACCTGCTAAAAGTTGTCCAAGAGCCTGACTTTCTGATTCATCACCTTGAACAGATGAACCAGAAGCATCTACATTTACTACGATATTTGTACTACCCATTGAAGAATTAGGACTTACTGTACCTGTAATTCCTGGAGTAAACATCTCAGGACCTCTTTCTCCTACTAAATATGACTTTCCTCTTTGTGCTGTACCACCATTAGCTAAATGTCTTGTTAAATCATTTGCAGTTGCTCCTACACCTACGCTTCTCATTCCTTCTGGCATACTAGGCATAAAAGCTCCTTGTACTGCTGAACCACCACCGCCTCCAAATATTCCACCAAGCAATCCACCAAATAAATTACCAAGTAATCCACCTCCTCCTCTTCTTCCCATAGTTGCTTGAGCAAACATTTGATCTAAATACATATTTATTAATCTATCTCTAACAGTATTTAAAACATTAGACATTGCTTGACCAAAGGAAGTAGCTCCAGTTATTGCATCTCTAAAACTATCTCTAAATGATGCTCCTATTGCTTTCGTTAAGTCAACTTGTCTTTGTAATGATCTTTCAAGTTCCATTGCATCTTTAATTCTTTGCTTACCATTAGCGTCTAAAACTATACCTTCGGCTCGTTCAATTTCAAGTATTCTTTGTCTTAGTTCTGCTTCTTGTTCTCCAAACTGCAATGTATCTTGTAAAAATTTAGTCTTATCTACTGTTGCTCTTAAAGATGCTTCAAGCGTTAACCTATCAGTTTCATTTTTAGCAGCAATTTTATTAGTTTTTACTTCCTGATCTCCTAAAACTTTTAATTCTGCTCTTAATACTTTAAGTTTGTTTTCTCTTGTTTTTGCTCCTGATCTACCACCACCTGTTGTATTTTCTAATGCTGCAATTTGAGATTGTACTCTTAATATCTCAGGATTAGTGCTATTCTCAATCGTTCTAACTCTTTGAGAATCTTGTGCACCTTTAGATATACCAAGAAATCTATCAACTAAATTTATTATTGGTATTAATCTAGCTTGCATTTTTGTCATTGCAATCGCGAATTCATTTCCAATTAATCTAGTGCCTTCACCAAATGCTTTTAATCTATCGGTAAATTCATCGCCAATATTTTCACGCATTTTTTCCATTGCAGCATTAAAAGCTGCTTGTTTACCATTTAATCTTTCAATCGCTTGTATTCTTTTTTCCTCTTGCGTTCCAACAATGCCCATTGCTTGAGCTAATGCGTTGGTGTCAGGAGTTAAAGAACTCATAGCCTGACCTAACTTGCTTGTGCTATCTACAAAAGATTGAACTTGTCCAACAATTGCTGTAGCAGCAATAGAACCAGCAAAACCACCTCCAGGACTTAAAGCCTCTCCAATACCACCACCTAAACCACCAGCTAAAGCTGATATTGGTCCACCACCAAATAACAGAGGAAAACCACCACCAACACCTACACCTTGTATAATTCTATTTCTTCTTTTATTAGCTACTACACCTTCTTTCTCTGCTTTTGCAGTTCTTCGCTTGGCACGTTCTAATTTTATTTCGGCTGCAAGTTCATCTCGCACTGCTTGAATATTTTGTTTGTTAATATCTAAACCTTTTATTCTTAATCTTTGAATTACTTTAAAATCTGTTTTTTGTTTACGATAAGCTCTGTTTAATCTTTCTTCTTTATCAATTACATCACTAATCGCCCTAAAATATCTACTAGTACCTAATGCGACTTTATTTAAATTACCCTTTGCTTTACCTAGTACTTTATTTAAAGTATTAAAAGAATTTGGTAATGTTTTACTTTGTTTATTGGCTAATCTGTTAAGAGTATTAATTTCTCTACTTAAAGCAGAAGTTTCTCTGCGAACTGCTTTTAATTCTTTAGCACCTTTTACAGCAATAGCAATATCAACACTATAATCAGCCACTTTTTATAAAGATTTAAAATATTTCTTCTATCTTACCTTCTTCTACCTTTTAAAGCACTATTTTTTTGTGCCTGTTGTCTTTGTTTTTCATATTCTTCATCTTCAAGTTCTGCAAAAGCAGCCCATGCTGTCATTTCTTCAATAGTCAAAGTATTACATAATTCTGCAACAGTTTTATGTAATTGTTTTGCTAATGAAAATAAAAATTGCCAATCTTTATTTGCTTTTCAATTCGGCTTTAGCCTCTATTACTCCTCTGGTTTGTCCAGCTTCAATCATTGCTAATTGTATTTCTTGTAAAACATTTGCTTCTACTTCTCTTCTTAATGAAGCTCTATCTCCATCTTGAAAAAGTCTTGCACCATCTTTATCTAATGCTTTTTCAATCATCAATTGTAAAGCGTAATCATTAGTATCCTCTAAACCAGTTTTTTTCTGTATTGATTCTCTTTCAGCAATAGTTAAAGGATGCCAATAAACCGTGAGAATAATATCATCATTTTTTATAACATCATGTTTATAAAGTTGAGAAACACCAAACTTGTTTTTCAAAAGATCAACTGCTCTAGTCATAAAATTAGTATACTTACTTTAGTATACTAAGCGTTTGCAGTAAATTGGCAAGATATTACACCAATAAAATGACTTCTATCTTCAATTTCAAGTGGAGTAGGACCATTTATATCTAATACTCTAGGTTTACAATTAAAAGTATCTGTATAATCAGAAGCATTGACAGAAGTAAGACCATCAATCACTGCTTCAGAAATAGAAGATAAAACAGAAGTACCCTTTGATTTAGGAATATAAACATTACATTGAATTACACCAGCATAATAATCTGTAGCTGCTCCCTGATTCTGTAAAGTTGATTGTGTAAAATTGATTGTCATTAAAATATATTTTTTAGTCTTGCCAGGTAATGTGTAATGAACATTATCGTAAACCATTTTAATAGTTGGATCTACATCTGATACTGAATCTGTTACCGCTTTCTCAAATGCTGCTCTTGTATTTACTAAAGTCATAATTAAAATTCAGTATACTTAACAGTAGGATCTGGTTGAGTTGTTGTAGACCTAGGAGAATTATTAAATGTTGTACTACCACCAATAAATATTTTTCCTTTATCCGTCATAGTTTCTTTAATCATTTTACCTAAAGAACCTTGAATAAATAATTGTAATTTACCACCTTCTAAAGCATAAGCAGCATATTTTGCTTGATTACCAATATAAACTGTTCTTGTATAATTAAATGCTCTATCTACAGGAAATCTAGGTTTAATAAAAGGTTTTACATTGTAATATCCAGTAGATTTATTTGCTTTATTTGCAAATTTATTTTTAAGAAATTCTGCTGTTGCTTGTTTTTTAATTGAATTCCAAGGAGAAAATTTTTCAATAGGATCTTTAGGTCTTACAGGTGTTCCTTGAGCCTTCCAACTACTTGCAAAAAATCCCGTATAAACAGGACTATGTTTTTTTGTGGATAATGTTCTATGAATTTTTCTAATAAGATTATTAAAATCTCTAGATATCTGTTTATCTAAATTTGATGGTAAATTTCTTATATCTCTTATTGTCATTAGAATCTCACCAATAAAATAAACAAATAAGTTTGACCACCTTTTTTTGTATCTATATCAACTATCTGTACAACTCTATCAGATCCAGCAAAACTTAAAGTAATTTCATCCTCTAAAGATGGTTGATTATTTCCTATTAAATCAGGAGTAATATACAATTTAGCCTTCCTCATTTCTTGTGCTGTTTCTTCTTCTGAACGGACAAAAGATATTGGTACTTTTATATCTGTATAAGTTGTATCTACAGTGACTTGTTGTCCTTTATTTATGTCGTAACTAGATACTCCTTTTTTCGTATAAGTAATTGTGTGATCAAATGAATCTCCTAATGTTGCAACGACACTTTTTGCAACACTTTTAAATAAACTGTCTAATTGACCTGCCATTATCCTCTAACCACCCTCATTTGAAAAGTACCTGCTCCACCAAGCATATATGCTCCAAGATAACTTTGTAACCAAGGATATACATCCATAATATTATTTATAGCTCCAGTTCCCTGACTAGCAGTATTATATTTTACCCGAAGATCACCAAGAGCAACTTCTTCAAAATTACCATCCTTTCCACTTGTACCAGTAATAGCATCAGTATCATTTGCTAAAGCTCTAGCTAATTCATATTGTGCATATTTAATATTATTTGGAATAGTAGAGCAACTTAATTCAACTCTATCTATCTGATAATTTGTTCTTGGAAACTTTAATGCTTGATTTTCATCACATCTATCTCCTTGAAAAACAAAACTATCAATCCATCTAGTAGCAGATATTAATGCTCTATTTTTCTGATCATCTGTTTTATTAGTCCATGTAGAAGAATCTGGAACTGTTTCAAAATAACTATTAGCTTCTGTCAAAGTGACATAGCTATTAGCAGTTTCACTTTTTAAAGTTGCAATTATGGTAGCTGCCACGA